CACGTTCGCATCGCTAATGGACGGTGCGGCGCTGTTGTCGGCTGGGCTGGTGGCACTGTCTGATCCACTGGTCCAGTACAGGGGGCAGGTGTTCCCCACAATTGTGGCTGCCCGCGGGACTCCTCCTACCGGCGGAAAGGGCGCGCCATCTGATGCGAGCTACTCGCCTGACTTGACTACGCAAGTCGCGGCGGGGTGTTCTGCTTTCTGTGGCACCTACATTGTAAACCTGGCCCGATCTCTAATGGTAGGCGAGGGTGGAGTAGACATGGCGAGTGCTCACATGGAGTCATGCTTTTCAGACCTCGCGGGGTCAAAAAACAGGCATCTTGAGATGGCTGTGGCTGCCCCGTTTTACTGGATCGAACCGACGAGCCTAGTTCATGACGCGTCAGTGTATAGGAGTAAAGCACAGGATTGTGGGTATGGCGTCTACGCTGGGACTGAGCGACCAGGTGTGATACCGTACTTTGAGAAACTGTCAGTCAGGCGTGAGCACAGCTGCGTCGAGCACTGGTTTACAACTTGGCGCACGGCTCGCACGTGTGGGGCTGTGCTGTTGCATCGCTACAACGCCTTGAATGGCTTGGGCGCGTTAATCCCGCGTCAGGCCGCGTACGATGGTTTCGTCTTGCGCGGCGGGCCATCAGAGGATATAAGGGACTCATTTTTAAGGAGTGCACCACTAAGCGACTATTTGTGGGAGAGAGGTGATGCAGGTGTGCCTGCCCCGGCGGAACTGGTCTATACGGGAGAAGCAATGGCCTTCTCAGCTGTTAAGCAGGTGATGGACCCTGACACGTACAGCGTGGAAGCAGCAAACCTCAAAGGCGGGAGCGACCACGACGACGCTGTGCATGTTATGGTGGGAGCCCCTCAGTATATGCGTTTGAGCGACGTTGGGTCCCGCACTCCAAAAGTGATCAGGGGACGAACGCTTGCAGCAGCATCGTTGGCCGCTACAAAGATAGGTGCCCTGCGGCAAGTAGATCTTGCGACTGGGGGCGAGGATCTGGCAATAATTGGGGAGTCGCCAGTTGCATGGCTAGTCGCGACAGACGCGCCTGTAGTCAGCGGGGTGGAAGTCGGCTCGGCCGAAGTCGTATCACCAAGAGCTACGAGCCGGGGACAGCCAGTTGCGCGCGTGACGCACATGGCCGCCGACCACTACCGGCAGGCTCGCTTGCCTGCTAGGCAAGAAGTGAGATTGACGGTCGCACCTCAGGCCGTCAGTGAGAAAGCAGTTGGCAGCGCCGGAGAGGAAGTTCTGGCTGCGGCTGATACCACTACCAGCACCATAGAAGCAGGCGGGGCTAGCAGCGCTCCCCCTGCTCAACAATGAGCAGCCAGACGATTTGGGAGAGGATCGATGAACGATGCCTCTCCTTAGGTAGGATTGGTACTGCCCTGCGTCGGGCAGTCCCGGCAGTGGAAGCTGACTTTGCGAGCTGGGGCCTGGCTCGGCAGTACGCGTACGTGTATGCGTGTGTCGGATCAGGTAACTACGCGGGAGCGGCTGCGACTTCACTGCTGTGCTGCGACGCCACGGTTCAGATTGCCTACAAAGCTGAATTGTGCGAATGGATAGTTAGGAACGGATACGGGGAAGTTGACTGTGGAAGGTATACTAAAACGGTCAATGGATGGACGGACGGGGCATTGCCCCCAGCTGACTGGGTCAAAGTGAAACCACACCCGGCAGCTGTATCTAAAACGAATGTGTACTTCCGCGAGATGATGCGGTCTGCCAAGTCTTATGCGCCGGCCGCGTACGCCCACGCCATTCGGTGGCGCAGACATCTGCACAAGATGTCAAATGACCAGGCGTGCGGGGTGATCTTGTATGCATGCGGCGCTGCCAAGTTTTATGGATGGGATCTAGCAATGCGTGTGGCAATCGGATCTGTCGCCGAGCCCGACACTGCGAAAGCAATTGGGGCTGCTATCAAGGCACTGGGACAGACGGTCGAGGTGGCGGGAGCCATACTGGCCGAGACGACGTGTCTGTTAGGTCGTGGGGTGGCCACAATAGACGTGCGTGCGAAAGCGCTGGAACGAGTGGCTGGTCACGGGGCCCCGTGTCAGCAATTGTTCGAGGATGATGCGCTACGCACTGCAATACGTGAGCTACTAGTGGACGAGATCGACGTGAACAAGGTCCAGATAAGTAGTGACGAGGACTTCTGGAATGCTAGGTGGGCGTGGTGTGTAAACGGATCCCACTCTAAGATGGTGGAACGCCATGACAGACGGTGGGCCGTACCCGTTGGTGGTCAGGTGCACAGACGGGTGGCCATTGAAAACTGGACTGACAACCCACTGACTGCATGGGATGGACATGTGTATGTGTCACCCAGTGCCAAGCTGGAGCACGGTAAAACTCGGTTGCTTTTGGCGTGTGACACTGTCTCATACATCAATTTTGAGCACCTTATGCAGGCAGTCGAACCTGCATGGAAGGGCAAAAGGATAGTTCTGGACCCTGGGAAGGGTGGTGCGATGGGAATCGCGAGGCGTGTCAGGAATATGGGTGAAGGTGCCTGCTACGCTGCTCTCGACTATGATGATTTTAACAGTCAACACACGCTAACAGCCCAGATGATATTGATTGAAGAGACCTGCAGACTGATTGGCTATGATAGCGAGCGCACCGCCCGTTTGGTGAATAGTTTCAAGAAAATGGTGATCTGCTATGGCGGCAAGGATTTGGGCAAAGCACACAGTACGCTAATGTCGGGGCACAGGTGTACAACTTACATCAACAGTGTACTCAACGCGGCGTACATCAAATGCGCGAGCGGTCGCCTATTCAGCAGTCTGAAGTCCATGCATGTGGGTGACGACGTCATTGCGGCATGCGCAGGGCCTGATGAGGCAGAGGAGTTGCTACGGCGCATGCAAGCGACAAAATGCAGGATGAATCCGCTAAAGCAGAGCATTGGAATAGTTTCAGGCGAGTTCCTTCGGATGTCCATCAGCAAAGGGCAGGCGTGCGGTTACTATGCACGATCAGTTGCGAGTGCCGTAAGTGGGAACTGGACATCTGACAGATCATTATCACCGCCGGACAGGTTGCGTACGATGATAGTGCAGGCCAGGTCTCTAATCAATAGGAGCGGACTCAACGAAACCGTTGCACTGCTGCTGGTCCATGCAGCTGCTAAAAGGACTGGCATTAGGCAGGCTGTGTTACGGCGACTGATGACAGGAGCAATCACGTTGGGACCTGGACCAGTGTACGTTGGGGACAACACAATACGGGAGTACGAATACATCGACACAAAAAGGAAAGAGGAACGTGAGTCGTATAGAGAATATGGGTGCAAGGCGACA